CCTCAAGAGGGTATAAAAGATATTGTTCCCATAGATCCACTTAAAATTAAGAAGATAAGAAAAGTAAAAAAAGAGCAAGAAAGAACCAAAAGCGGTTCAGTATCTATAATTAAAGAAATTGAAGAATATTACCTTTATACAGATTCTGACAAAGAATCGTTTATTATGACTGGCCCGGGTGGTCTTCAGTTATCTTTGGATAGCATTGTTTATGTTCCTTCTGGAATTGTTGATCTAAATTCAAAACGAGTTTTGGGGTATTTGCACAAGGCTGTAAGACCATTAAACATGTTGAGACAACTAGAAGATGCTCTTCTAGTTTATCGTGTAGCCCGCGCACCAGAACGTAGAGTATTTTATATCGACGTTGGTCAATTGCCAAAACAAAAGGCCGAACAATACATGCGGGATATGATGAGTCGTTTCCGCAACAGAATAATTTATAATCAAAACACCGGTGAAATCCGTGATGAAAGAAATCACCTTTCGGTTCTTGAAGATTACTGGTTGCCCAGAAGAGAAGGTTCGCAGGGGACACAGATTACAACTCTTCCCGGTGGAAACGCAATGTCTCAAATCGAAGACGTTGACTATTTTAAGAAGAAACTTTATAATTCTTTGAATGTTCCATTGAGTAGACTTGTATCGGAACAAACTGGATTTAACATGGGAAGATCCGTTGAGATCACCAGAGAAGAAGTAAAATTTTATAAATTCATAGATCGGCTTAGACACAACTTCTCAAAAATGTTCTTGGATTTCCTGAGAGTTCAACTTCTTTTGAGAGGAGTAATTACTGAGGAAGATTGGTCTGTTTTAAAACAACAGATCAAGTTCGTTTACAACACAGACAATTATTTCTGGGATTTGAAAGAGGCAGAAATTTTAGCCGAAAGAATCAAGATGCTTTCGATTGTTGAACCATATGCTGGAAAATATTTTTCAACTGATTATATTCGTACAAAAATACTAAAACAAACAGAAGAAGAAATAAAAGAAATAAATCGTCAAATGGATCTAGACAAAGAAAAATTGCAAAAAGAGCAGATGGCTATTTTGGCGCAGCAACAAGCCATGGCAATGCAAGGAATGGCTCCAACTGAAGAACAGGCTCCCCAATGAAAAGTACAACAACATTGATATTGGAATCCGGAATAAAAGATCTTTTGAGAGAAGACGAAATTTCTTTCAAAAAAAGTTTGATAAATTCTTTATCTCTCAAACTGAATGAATCAATAAAAGAAATACAAAATGATTTTAAATCAACAATGATGTTAAATGTTGAAAAGCCCGTGTGTTTAGATGACATTAAAAATTTTAATGAATTTGTTGAAAATTATGACAACAAAACAAAAAACAAAATAAAATTTAAAAATGGTTCCCATGTAATAGTAAATGAAAATGATTTTAAAAATTTAAAAGAAATGTTTGATACTTTAAATTCTAAAAATCGATTGACATTTGTTGAAGAAATAATGGAGAGTCCAGCAAAATTAAAAAATAATTTAGAATTTTACAAAAAAGCAAAAAGGATTTTAAAATGAATGAAAACGTAAGAAAAATGATAAAAAACGCTATTGAAGAAAATGCAGTAAAATTTAAACAAGATGCTAGTAAAACGTTGTATGAAAAAGTGGGTAACAGATTAAAACAAAAGTACATTGAGACATCGCAAAAAATATTTAATAAAAAAATATCTAAATAATACAAAGGCTGACAAAATGAAAAAATTAAAAAATTATAATTCAAAAATTATTAACAGAAAACTTTTAAAATTTTATAATTTTTTAAATGAAGATGCCCCGTTCATCCCGGCCGCAATTGAAAACCCTGTACAAGCACCTTATACACCTTTTAGTGAAAAACCCACTCAACAAGATGTTTCTTATGGCCCACCAAGTCCCGAAAGACTGTCTTTATGGGCTCAGACAATTAATGAATATGGTAATCCTGATGCTATGAGTCCACAAAATTTTCAAACTAGAGTTAATTTGTTAATAAACAATTGGGATACTTGGTATAATTCGGTTGGTGGGCCAGAGTTTTGTGCAAATTGGTTGAGATTCCTTATTCAACGCGCACCCGCCGGTGTATCTTACGCAGAATTTTTTAATACATGGCCCAGACATATTCAAAGTTTCTTGTGGTCATACATGGGTATGGGTCAGGCCGCTGGGTCTTTTGATCAGGTGCCAATAAATTACCCTCAACCTGTTTGGAATCCCAGAAAGAAAAAATAAAAATTAATATCATGAAACTAATCACAGAACTTACAGAAGACATTAAGTACGTAAAAGAAAACGTTGGCAATGGAGACAAAAATTACTTCATTGAAGGCGTGTTCATGCAATCTGAAGTAAAAAATAGGAATGGCAGAGTCTATCCAAAAAATACTCTTGCTAAAGAGACTGGCAGATACATTAATGAATACGTAAACAAAGGTCGTGCTTTGGGTGAACTTAACCACCCCACAGGACCGACTGTAAATCTTGATCGCGTTTCACACATCGTAAAGGAACTTCATGAAGACGGTAAAAACATTTATGGCAAAGCTAAAGTCCTTGATACTCCAATGGGCAAAATCGTTAAAAACCTTATTGACGAAGGTGCTCAACTGGGTGTCTCTACCCGTGGTATGGGTTCTCTCAAAAGCAAAAATGGTTATCAAGAAGTTCAAGAAGACTTCATGCTAGCAGCAATTGACATTGTTGCTGATCCGTCTGCACCAAATGCTTTCGTCAATGGAATCATGGAAGGCAGAGAGTGGATTTTTAACAATGGAATTTGGTCAGAAAGACAATTGACAAACTCAAGAAATATCATTAAAAATTCATCTTCAAGAAATCTTGAAAAAAACATTGTTAAGATATTCAAAGAATATTTTAGGAACATTTAATGGCTCTGTTTGATCCATATACCACAAAAATATTATTGGAAGCTACTTTGGGAAGTGGTGTAGGTGGTGGTGCTGGATATGGTGGACCTACACCATTTGGTGAAAAGAAAAAAAAACTTAAAAAGAAATCAAAAATACAAACACCAACTTCAATTTTGTATGGAACTGCTGCAGTTCCCCCTGGAACCGATATACAAACACAAGCCATGATCGGTGGTTGGAAACAACAAATTGACCCACTATTTGATTATTATTGGGATAAAACGGCTGGCAAAGTTACATCGGACCCTCTTGTTAAATTTGGTGCCAAACAAGCATTAAAAACAGAACTTGCAATGAGATATCTTGGTGGAGGTGGTCTGGCTGGTTATTTAAGTAAGAGTGGCACAGATCCAAAAACTGGTTTAACTCCAGAAGATAAAGAATCGCTAGTTTCAAGTTTGGGTGGAGTTGGTAGTTTGTTGGGAACAAAAAAATCAAATCGTTTTGGAAAATTGGGAACAAAGGTTGCAGAAAAATTGCCTCAACTCGCTGCAATGGGAATTGATCCCTTGGATTGGGCAACAAAAACATTTGGTGCTGACGATGCCCTGAGAGCCTTTACCAGCATTCCAGAAAAAACAAGAGCTTCTTTGGCAGGTTCTATGGGCTATTTGCAAAAAGGCCGATCAAGAGGATTTTATTAATATATAATTTTACTAAATAATTTAAGTTCAAGGATCTATTGACATGAAAAAAACAAACAATTTAAATGAAAATATTGCTATGGGCCAAATGGGTGCTGGAATGCCTGCAAACGGCGTTGCTTATACTCCAGATGGCAAGGGAAACATAACACCTCAACCATACGTTACCGCAAACAATCTTGCAAAGGCACAAGTCCCAACTACAGCTGCTGCAATGGCAGGGGCAATGAGAAGCGCTCCAGTAATGTCCGCCCCTCCACAAGAAGAACCAGAGATGGAAGATGAAATGGAAGAGGAAGAGGAAGAGGAAACCGAGCCGACAGAAGTAGAAGAACAAGCAAAAGAACAATTTCGTTCTGCTTTGATTGCTCTTCTTGGTGAACAAAACGCCAGCGAATCATTGCTCAATCAACTTGAAGCAATTTTTGAAGCCGCAGTTCAAGATCGTGTAAATGTTCAAGTTTCCAACACAGTTGCTAAACTTGATGAAAATGTCAAAAATTATCTCGACGGTGTGACAAACACTCTAGTAGAAAAAGTTGATGATTATCTTGACTACGTAGTTGAGGAATGGATGCAAGAAAACGCAGTAGCCGTTGAACAAGGCATCAAGACTCAAATCGCAGAAAACTTCATCAGTGGTTTAAAAAATCTTTTTGAGAATCACTATATTGATGTTCCTGACGAAAAATACAATGCTTTGGACGAACTCTATGCACAAAATAGAGAACTTTCAGAACAACTCAACAAAGCTGTCAACGCCAACATGAACATTCGCAAAGAATTGTCTTTGACCGAATGTGCTGGAATTTTTGTCGCTGAGACCAAAGATTTGGCAGACACCCAAGTTGCAAGACTACAATCTTTGATGGAAAATGTTACTTTTGGAAGCCCAGAAGAATACCGTCAAAAGCTAGTTGCAATAAAGAGTAACTATTTGGCTACACAAAATTTTGTGCGACCAACAGCACATGTTGCTCCAGTTGTTCCAGTTGCCCAACAAATTAATGAAGAAATGACCTTCTCACCTGTAAGAGACACAGAATCTTCACAAGTCGAAGGTTATGCTAACGCAATCGCAAAACTTAACAAGAAATTGTAATTTTAAAAATTACTAAATAATTTTAACTCACAGGAGATACTACAAAAATGAATTTTCAAGACAATACACCATATGACATTTTGACCGAAAAGTGGAATCCAGTGCTCAATCACGAAGCTCTGCCCACAATCGGTGATGACTATCGTAAAAAGGTAACAGCCGTCCTCTTAGAGAACCAAGAGCAAGCAATTCGTGCTCAACACCTCACAGAAGACATGTCCTCAAACA